TGTGAGTTGTACCCACCGAGTCCGCGCATCATGTCGATTGCAAGCTGTTGACGGTCGATGTCGAAAGCACCGCGACCTTCAAGTGCCGCCCATGCCTCCGTAAAGTTCCTGAAAGCGGGAACTTTCTCCCCATCTTCCATAACGGTGAAACCTGGAGCTTCCCCGTTGATCTTGAACATCGCGTCGATTCGAGCGAGGAACTTATCACCCTCATCAACAGAAATCCGCTCGTGGAATCGTCCCTCCGAACGAAGATTCTCTACCGCAGTCTTTTCCAGACTTGCGAAGTAATCCTGCTCGGCAGAAAGCTGGGAACGGAGAGTCCCCAACTTCATCTTCGGATTCACATCCCACGACTCTCTGATCCGCGTCATGCTTGCTTCGGGTAGGGTTATCTTTTCGACTTCCCTATCGAACAGCAATTCTCGCATCAGTTCGTTCTGTTCCTTTTGAGCTTCGGAAACGGGTTCAGGCGTCGGGACTGACTCCACGACTTTTTCCTCCGTCTCGTCTTCCTCATCCGGCTTTTCGAGAACGGCAACTCTGGTGCCGACCTCTTCAATGGACTCTTTCACGCCGCTTAGTTCTTCTTTGAACATCTGGCGGAAAGACTCCTCTTGAGCCTTCCTCTCTTCTTCTGTCATCGAATCCTCCTTAGATTCTGTGACTCCAATTATCTTCCCGCCAGCGGCAGGTTCCCTCACTAGATCGACGGAATCAGCGGATTCAAGTTTCGTCGCCCGCATGACTCCATTTCCCGCAGGTTCAAACTCGCCCATTGCGACGATAGAAAGCCCCATCATATCGTTCAGGACACCTTCGTTGTGAAAGTCTAGCATCTTCTCTTTCATGTCAGATGAAGAGACATGCAAAGTGCCTTCTAGACCTTCAGACGTTGCCTGAACATCCTTAATAAACCCGATTACCGATTGGACTCCACGTTCGGCCATCGAATGATCTTCACCAATAGCCGCATGTACAGGAACGTTTTCGAAGATCGCTTTATCCCGTCGAAGAACGTTCAGAGGATACTCTCGATTGTTTAACGAAACTCCTGCTTTGATAAGAAGGACTTTCCATTCGGTTCCGGTCATCTCTTCAGTCGTTATGACCGCTTCACCGAATGTTATTTGGAATCTCTCAATTGTAGAAGTCAGGAGGGATTCTGACGATTCCACTTTCTCTGTCATGTACTTCTTCTTCTTTCGCTCAACCGCTTCATCAGACAAACTGTCTGATTCTTTCTGAGCATCCTGTCAAACTGCGAACGCAGCGGACTTTTTCGACTTCCCTTTTCTCGGTTTGAAATCCGGATCGTCTACCAGCTTTTGTACACATCGGTCCAACTTATCTGGCATTTGATCCCCCAAGGGGCAATCCCGAAAAAGAACCCCGAAGCAAAGGTCTCAGTTGGGATCACCCCCACTGCAACTCCCGCTGCCTTAAGACTCTTTAATCCTACTCTGTAATCCCCGCAGCCGTCAATAGCGCATCCACATCACTTTCAGGCTCGTTAACATCGACAATGCTGACATAGAACGAAGAACCATTCATTTCAAACTGCCCGTTAGTTGACTCTCTCGCCCGAGTGAACACCTTAGACGATGTTGTGCTCTCATCCGGCCCAGGGAGTTTATTCACAAACGGCTCATCTTTCCAAGCGTCAAGACCCGTTTGTTCAAGATATCGGTCGTATAAGTCGGTAGCTTTAGCTTCATCCAGGAATCCACCTTCTACACCATCTTTCAACGACCCTGAATAGTTCCTCATAGAAATTGCCAACATACGCTGATCTTTCGCGCTCAAATCTGGCATTTTCAAGTAAAACGTCGAAGGCTCGTCATTCTTCCGTTTATCTACCTTCAACCTCTTCTTCAATACCGCTTGGTCAATCGCAAACCGGAAAACCGTTGAAATCAACGTTGCGGCTATCCTCTGTCGAATCGTCAGATGCTTAAACGTCGGTTCCGTCATTTCCGGTGCACTTGCTCGGCTAACAAGCGATTCTGCAAACCAAATAGGTGGCATTCCGGCTCCAGCCATCGTATGGTTCTTTAGGGAGTTACCCAAGACTGACGCATCTTCCAAATGAAGATCAGGTGACTGCACATTCATCTTCGCTTGTGGTGTATGGAACCAACGGTGTCCAGGACTGAACATAGGGGTCTCAGCAGCGAACTTTGCCAACTGGCTCTTATTCATCCCTTCGACTTCAATATCCCAAACGAACTTCGCACTATCAATCGCCTTTTCAACTTGAGAGAACAGGAACTGGTCATGGGCATCTAACCAATCGAGCGTATCCAATAAATCCGACCAACCCCGATTTGCCGTCATCGGACTATTAATCTTCGTGAAGAATACACTGCCTGCCCATTTGATCTTTGTATTGAAATGCATTTGAGGCATATGGAAGTCTTTTGCTGTACCTTCCTGCCCAAGCATGAATTCGAAGCCGAATTCCTTAACTTCCCTCTCATCTTTTGGCAATCCGACTAAACGACCGTAAGCCTCTTTTGACGCATCGACATCGGCAACGTCAATAATCTTATACGCCCGTCTGAAGCCTTCTCTCTCCAATTTTTTAAGAATAATCGCCATAGGCTTCATAGCATTCGCTGGATTGTCGATTACACGTTCAATCAAGATTGGATCGATGTTCCCAAGTGTTACATGCCCATTTGCACTGTTCACAAACGCAGGGATTACCGATTCACCCCAAAGTCCCAAATCTCGCAATCGTTCAAACTGTAGAACCGACCAATTGTTCGTTGTATCAGTCCAATGCCTCGCAAGTATCTCATTGACACCCTGATCTTCCGCCTGGAACTGAATTCCGTTTGCAACGATGTACTCGCCCGTGATATTGATAATCCGCTTACCAATCGGATTCCCCATGAACATTAGCCCTGCCCGTTCGAGCATTTGTTCATGCATTAACGGGGCGAGGTTCCTCGACCGCATCAAACTGCTCTTCGGCCCAAACAACGGTTGCCAAAGATGCTCGTCTGGATCGACACCAGGACTTCCAGGAAATCGAACGCCCCCCGTAGAACTGGCAATCGCCTCTTCAGTAGTTCCACCGAGTGCTTCGATGATTTTATTCTTCGATGCTTGTACGAGGCCCATCGTTTACTCTCCCAAGAGTATTTACTTTACTATACTAATCATTGGTTAATGTTTCGGATGGTACTCCAATTGATACTTCCACATTATCAGACACATTCCAATTGGCTGCTGTCACACTCTGATGAATTTTGAACTCCTTAGTTGAGAATCCATCAGCGATTCCTACCTCATTTAGCTCAATCGTCAATTCTCCGATTTTCATTCGGTCGAACACACACGCCCCGCCCTCTGTATACAAGTTTGATAGTGTAAGCTTGCCAATTTTCCCGTTGATGGCAGTCGTCGGGGCATCTATATGTATGCGGTCATATGAGCCACCCGAAGTTATCATTGCATCTGCCTGATGATGACCTCCTCCAATTGCCCTCATTCTGGACGTGCCAGGAGTTTGATTTATACTTTGTCCATCACTGGCATTACCGACAACATTAATAGTATGTGCGGTGGTGTTATCAAAATATAGATATGAGCAACGAGACTTTTCAAGAACCATTTCCCCGATTTCTAAGAACGTACTGACGCCACCACTTACCACAGTACCTCCAATTAATACCGCAGTGGCGGTAGCCGCAGTACCACTAGCAGAAGTATGGGCAGACGATGGGATTGCCCCTCCTGTGTACACCGTGCCTACACTGACATTCTCAATTTTTATCTCTCGTACTGGCACCACGCCTAACACAATTCTAAGCGTATTATCATTTTTATTATCTTTTCTAAATGCCAGCATCTCTTCAAGAGCAGCAGACGGAGTATCTACTGGAGCGGCATACACACCAGCATCTCCATTTTTAAACGACCTGTCCGAAAAGACTGTTTCGTTCACCACAACTCCAGTACCTACAGTAGAACCCGCAAACAACAAACCTACAGCCATTTGCGGTGACAGGCCCATCACTCTCAGAAAGGAATAGGGACTTTTCAAAACATTGAAAGCGATCTTCCATTTAGCTGACTCTTCATTTAAATAAACTACTTTAGCTAATGTCCAGTTCCTCCATATAGTTATTCTCTTATATACCCTAATGGGTGACCTTACAACACCCATAGGGGCCTTTCTTAAATTAAGATACCAAGTCTTAAAGTTACGTACATGAACAAGTACGCCCATCAAACTATTCCGTTTCATTACCATTACCAGAATCTACCTGTAAAACGTCTTTTGCTAACGCAATTATGCCCGCTATACAGCCGACTGTAATTTCATTAAGGTCTGCCCTAACTCCTAAAATGGCAATTATGCCCAATAAGCACAAAGCTAAAAAGATCTGAGGGCGTATCTTACCTATAAAATACCTTAAATTTTTTAAGAGTGTATCCATAATCGCTACCTAATCCTTCTTCAGATTAAAAGTGGAACATCCCTCGTCCACCTAATACCCGCCCTGCCGAATTCCCAGCTTCTACCCTCTTCTGCTCTTC